TAGTTGAGTTCATAATGTAGTTAGCATGTACAGTAGCTTTATGATGTAGTTCGTCATTCTTGCCCTCTAAGAAGTCCATGTAATGATTTTGCCAATTAATATCATATTGTAAGCTTACCACCTCTTCTTCTAACTCATATATTTTATCTATTAAATTGTCTTTTGATGTTCCCATTTTATTCAGTTAATTCTATTTCGTTTTCTATTATCTTGCCTTCTAAATCTACAACTGTGTAGCCATGACTTTTTAATAGGTTAATTGATTTTCCTATTTGATTTACTCTTTTTCTGTAGTGGTCAAATATCTCATTCTCAAATGCGTTTACTTTGTTCATAATTATTTATTTTTAAGTTGTTTATTTCTTTCTAATTTTGTTTTATACCATTCAACATGAACAATGTCATTGTTAAACATATTATCTGTATCTAAATCTTTTTTAGGTATATCATAATGATATATACCATACAACAAACCATTGTTATTGTCTTTTTTGTTTGTTCTTTGTTGTTCATAATGAACTGCTAATTTTACTATCATTACTTATTGTTTTTATATGTGTCTAAAACCAAACCAACTACAATAGTTAAGGATAGGCAAAGAAACAAGGTTTGTATTCCTAGTGTTCCGTTGTTAAATAAATTGTCATTAAAAGTAAAGACAAGATATAATAAGGATGATGTCATTATACAATAGGTTAATACTATTGCAGTTTTAATTGTTTTGTTAAATAGTGCTTTCATTGTTTTCTTTATTAGTTATACACAAACTTAGTTAATAATTTCCAACTGACCAAATCTTTTTTTTAAAAAGGGAGGTTTTACCCTCCCTGACTTCTTATAAGTAGTGTCTTGGATAACTGTAATGATAAGTGTTGTACAGATACAAAGCTTCTTCTATTGATTCAACAGGTGTTTGTGATAAAATATCTCCACCAAAATAAAGAACTGAACTTTTGTTTTGTATGGTACTCGTTATAACATACTTTCCCTCATCAAAATCCCAAATCCCTTTGTTTAAATCTATTCTAAAATAACCTTGTGATTCTAGTTGTTTTTTAGAGTTAACTTTCTCTAGTTTTAATTTTTCCATGTTTTCAATTTTATGGGTTAAACAATATTTCAATGAACTGTGTTCAATATAGTAATTAATTCTCCAACTGACAAATAAATGTAGAAATATAACAAATTTAATAATTTTTGTTATAAATATAACAATTTACCTAATAAAGTAATTGCCATGAGGTACAGACCTAGTTAATAAGTACTGAACCAGATAACGACAAGAATCTATTCCGTGATTGAAATTATCATTTGGAATAGAGCCTGATAACTTCCAAGAATAATTATTAAACTCTCTAATTAAATTTATAGAACTGCTATCAATTACTATTTGATAATCTTGCATTAATGCAATACCTGATAAAATACTACCTTTCTTTTTTATTGTAGGAACTATACCTGTTAATCCTTTTGTTTTTAATTCACTGATTAAACGAGGCTCACTATTATCGGCAACAATTAAATTCTTACCTGCCTTACGAATACAAGCATCATAAATCTGTGAAGTAGTTAAACCTTTTTTATAAAGATGTTCTTTAAACCAAATAATTTTTCTAGTTTTGTCAATAGCACCTTCTATTAAAGCTGAGGGGTCAACAGAGAAACCAAAGTCCAAACCGAATATTGAATCTATTTCCGTATTAAATTTACCTATATTCCAATGAGTAAATATAACTCCTTCTGCTCTTTGTAACCAACCACCCATTATTTGATGCTTATATTTAAGAGGTCTTCTTGCTTTCATATCCTCTATTTGATTCACAAAGGATTCTGACAAGTGGTCTAGGTTATCTAAATATGTAGTATGTATATAAGTAATATTTTCTTTTGTGCCATTAAATCCATCAGGAACTCCTCTGTTTTGAAAGAATCTTTGATATATCCAATTCTCTTTTGTTGTAGGGTTTAGAATTAATATACATCTGTTCTTTACGTTCTTTGCTCTAATACTAAAATCTATCTTATCAAAACTCTCTTCATCTGTTAACTCCTCTGCTTCATCTAACACAAACGAACTAACACCCTGTATAGATTTAAGCTTTGCAGTTTGGTCTCCACTTGAAGTTCTAATACCACTAAAGTATATTGAACTGCCTGTTAAATTATTAATGATTTCTGTTTTAGTTACAGTGAATTGGTCAAGTATTCCCATCAATTCTAGCTTCTCTATAAACTCAGGGATAATAGACATACCTGCTGAAGTCATTGTATAACGAGTGAATAATATTCTATGTCCTTTTTCGTATGTAAGTAATACCAAGAATGTATTAGTGGCAAATGACTTACCACTTCCTCTACCCCCAGTTATTACATAGTAACGACTTTTAGAATTGAATAGAGCTTGGTATTTAGGATTAAGATTTAGCTTCTTCATCTTTTACATCTTCTGATTCTATATCAATAGTTTTTTCTTTATCAGCAAAGTTAATGATTGGTATGTTAACTTCTGTTTTAACATTTAGTTCTTTTAATTCTTTTGGTTTACCATACTTGTATTCCCAAAGTAATCTCATGTGTGGAAAGCTATCTTTAGATTGTTTAGCTAATTCAAGCCAAGCTTTCTCTTCACTACCAAATACTTTTTTCATGGCACCTAAAGCATAGTTACCTAGCTTTTTTTCTCTTGCCTTTGGTGGTCGTCCTTGTCCTCTTGACACTCCCTTTAAAGCACCGTTGTTTGCTCTTCCGTCTTTTTTCTTTTTATTATCGTCTTCTATTCCTTCCATAAACCTCTATTTATTAATTGGCATATAATAGAGTAATTGCCTAAGTCCTGATATGTATCTATTAAAGTTTCATTATTGCCTTTACGATTTTTAATAATTAGATTTTTCCATCTACTTATTTTGTCATTCATTCTAAACCATAAACCATGTAAAGCAAAATCTTTACCTTCTTTAGTTTCTAGGTTTGCACCAGTGCTTATATTACCAATGCCATAATCTAATTGCTTCTTTGCAAATAATTCAAACTGCTCTTCAACAATCTTTTCATAACTCTTATAAAGATTTGGTGCTTCTTTTTGTAATTGCTTTCTATAATTGTTTTTCATATTTTCTTGTAATGTATTTCTTGTTTTTTAATTCTATTTCTCTCTCTGGCATATTACTAATGACCATTGTTAATTCATCAATGTCTTTATTGTCTAAGCTATTTATTTTAGCTCTAATGTATTCTCTTTTAATAAAATTATCCATTTTATTTATATTGTCAACTATATGTTCTAACCAAATTAATAAACTAGAATTATACCTTTTGTGTAAATCAAATGTTCTAAGAGAGTGTATAAGGGTTGCATGATTTATATCCCAACCGTTATTGTTATAGAATTTAGTTATTTTACTCAATGGCATTTTCTTATAGTTGTAAAGTATGTGATTCAATAAAGACCTGACCTCAACATATTCTCTTCTTCTTGTTACTCTAAATACATCTAATCCAGATATTCTATTAAGTTCGTCTGCTATTTCTTTTTGTGTTATCATTATGGTAAATAATTTTGTTGAATCTTGTAATCCTCTAAAGCGTGTAATATTGCACCACAACATTCATAGTGCTCTTCATTTTCATACTGTTCGATTAATAATGGTATTTCTTTTTCTGTTATTACTCTTTTCTTTAGACAAAGTAGAGTGTCTTCATAACAATCTAAATAATCTAAGTATTGGTCTTCCATTTATAAAGTTGCTTTTACAATATAATTTTCAAGGTCGTATTCATTTTTAATATAGTTTTCATATACTTTTATTGCATATTCAACCTTTTGTTCTCCACTATAATAAAACTCTTCGCTTACATCAAATATGCCTATTTCATTTGTAGGAGATTTGTCGATTACAATATACTTAAAATCTTTATAACTTTTGCCAAATAAATTACAATATATAAAACATTGACTATCGTAATTAAATTTATTAGCACTACTCTTGAAACTATTATATTCTATAAGTTCTCCATTTTTATTATAGAATGACTTGTTTAATTGTGCAGTGCTTTTTAAATCTATTAAGTGTTCCCCTAAAATATCTGCTTTGCCTCTAAATGGATAATCCATTAAATTGTTTACCATAGGCACTTCAAAATTACTATTCTCTATAAGTTCTTTTGCCTCATCACAATTATAAAATCTATCTCTCATTCTTAAAGCTACATCTCTATCTTTAACAGTAAACACATCCCACCTTTCTTGTTTAGCTAGTTTATATTCTTTATTTGCTTTTGTTTTTACATCTAAAAATAAACACTCATTAAACTTATGCTCTTCTAATATACTGGCGTGAAATAAATAACCTTGTGCAAGTGCATCAGATTCAGTAGGTAGGTTTATTTGATTTAAGTATTCTAATGGTGATTTAAGTAGTTGACTTATTGCACTACTTGATAAACAAGCTTTAGCTAAGTAGCCATAATAGAAACTGTCTTCTATTGCTTTTTGTGTGAGCTCATGTCTGTCATGCATCTCATTGTCTAGTGTGATAATTGGTTCTTTCATATTAATTACAATTTGAGTTATACTGATATGACAAACTGTATTCCCAACACCCACCTGATACATAATAAGTATAAACCTCATTGTTGTAACCATCTCTACATAAATAAACGTATCTAACAGTGTTGTCTCCGTAGTCAACGTGATAAGGCTCGTTGTAAGGTGCTGATGGGTAATGACTAAGGTCGCAGTTATCACTACAACTTAAAAGCATACATAAAGTTAATGTGTAAAATATTGTTCTCATATTTCTTTGTTTTCAACACAAAGTTAATAAAAGAACTGATATAAACAAGTATTACATGAAATTCTTTTTCCAAACATCTAATCCAACTGCATAGCGTTGCTTAGTGTCTGGGTACTCTAATATCATTTTAGCATTGTTCATAAACCTTGCTAAAAAACTTGCTTTCTCTTCGTATTTTTTTGGTCTTAATAATGGCATATATAAATAACAATTATAGTTTATTGTGTACTTTAGAATCTACATTTTTTGCAATCCCATTTTTCACCCATTTTATTTATAAACTTCTTGAAGTCTTTAGTTTCTTTATAATACTTCCATACCTTGTCGTAATATATACCAGAAACTCTACATTTTTCTAATGGTATGTTTTCATCATCATTGTCAAAGTCGTGTTCAACTTTTAAGACAACACTTTTATCAGTATGCCAAGAATCACATATCCTTTCTAATAATAACCTTTGTCCCATTGGTATCTTATTAAACTTATATTTAACCTCTATAAGTATTAAAACTTCATTATCAAACTCTAATACGGCATCAATATCAGAGGGATGCAACTTACCGTTTTGAATACCAGTAAAATCAATAACTTGTTTTACACGCTTTCGATTCCTAATTAACCCTTTGTCTTCAGTCATTGTTATATTCTTTATAAACATTTTTGAGTTTATTATGCACCGTCTTCTTATAACAAGAAGAACAACTTGTTAAAGTTGCCTTTTGATGAAATACTCTATTGTATATTTTTAAAACACTCTTCTGTACATCAGGCTGAATAGTGTTTTTAGATTCTGTATAATATTTGTCTAGGTATTTATATTCATCTTCTGTTAGACACTCGGGGGTATAATATGGGTATAAATCATTTAATATCTTTTTTCTTTTTTCACACCCACAATCTTCACCAAGAACCCACTTAGCTATTTTAGATATTCCTGTTTTTTCTAGTACCTTTTCGACTGTATCTCCAAGTCCTTTAGCTTTTGTACTTTTTGTATTCTTCTTTGGTTTTCTTTCTAATTTTTTCTTTTGCATTTGTTAATGTATTAAATATTGAACTTAAACTTATTTTTGTTTCTTTACTGATGTCTCGCATACTCATATTAGTATTTAAATATAACCTAGTAAGCTTTTTATCGTACCAATACCACTCTTCAATTACGCCTTCTATTTTATTGTACAATGCCTCTAAGTTAACTTTTTTTTTATAATTATCATTATGTTGGTCAACATCATAAACTATTTGATTCATAATATAATTAAATTTTTCAGTGTCTATATCTGAAAATAACACTGTTTTTTTATTTTTGTTATAATTAGTAAACTTGCTATAATATAAATTTCTTAATGTAATATATATATAAAATGTATTAATTTCTGTTTCATTATACATAATTCTTTTTACATCTTTTGTATAATCATACATTCTTAAATACATCTCTTGAACTAATTCATTAGCATCACTATTATTCAATTTAAAACTTTTAGCCATATTTAGCCATTCATTATGCCTTTTAGCTAATATGTCAAGTATCTTAGAGCTCATCTTTAAATACAATGTTTCTAAGTTGTTCAAATGAATTTATAACATAATAGTTTCCTTTCCATTCAGATTGGAATCTAACTTCATCTGGTGTTAATTTTTGTTGTGCTTTAGGTTTAGAACCGTCTTTAATTTCTATTAAGTAATTATTAAAGTTATAACCTACAATAATATCTGGTGCACCTTTTCCTAATTGGTGAGTATGGAGGACAGAGCATCCTACCCCTCTTAATTGGGCAACTATTTTTTTCTGGTTAGCATCTACTCTAGCTCTGATTCGCATCTTATATTATCTACAATATCAAAGGGTGTTTCCATATTGAAATAATATCTGTTCGATTTTCTACTGTAAGTTATGCCTTCAACTTCTTGAGGATAACCTACAAGTTTTTGTTTCTTTATCTTTTGACTTCCAAATACAACTGCTGTATTACTAAAGTCTAATGCTCGATTAGGTCTCCATACAAATAATACATTATCAGATTTATCTGCAAATGTACCACCACCTTTAATTCTGTTGACATCAGGTTTATTATATCTGCCACCATCATCTTTTTGTGGTGTAACTTGGTGTGCAACTAAATGAACAGAGATTTTGTTTTCTACGGCAAACCTTTTAAGTTCACTCATAAACCTACTAATGTATAAATCTTCTCTTTCACCTCTTTGCATACGGTGTTGTACTGTATTGTAAGGGTCAATAATCAATGAACGAATACCTTTTGCCTTAACTAAAAACTTAGCTCTCTCAAAGATGTCCTCTAATTTATAACTTTTTTTTGGATATATAATAAAAAAATGCTTTTTCATAAACTCCATAGCTATTTTAAATTCATCTTCACTCATATAATTATCTTTATAATAAGGGTCAGAACTCTTGCCAATGTAAGTTTCTATTAAGTCGTGAAAGAAATCATTTATAGGCATATTCTCTGGGCTAAACACTGCAAACTTCCATCCTTCATGAAATGCCTTTAAAACTGATAGCTGATTTAAGAACATACTTTTACCTTCATTTTGGTAACCTGTCCAAATATTTACCTCTCCGTTTCTCCAAGTCCAAGCTCTGTCAATACATTCAACGTGAGTTGTTGAACCTCTTTCTTGTCCGTTCCTATAACCATCTAACATACTATCATAAATATCATTTACACTAAATATACCTTCAACCTTTGGCACTCTAGCATATTTAAATCTATGTTGTAGTGATTTTACACCTTCATTAAGTAAAACTTCGTTAGCATCTTTAAATGGATTTGTATCTATTAATCTAATTTTTTCTGCACCAATTCTTCTTACAAGTTCTTCTTCTAAGTATCTACCGTTTTCATCGTTATCAGTGCATAAGTAAACTACTTTTGCATTATCAAAAACCTCATAAGAGTTTGTAATACATTCAAGCTTCTTGTCTAAGTTTTTATCTTTTACATTTGGTGCACCCATATTTACAGAAGTGTGCCAAGTAAAACCTGCAACTTCCCAACTTAATGAATCTAATTCACCTTCACATAGTATTACATAATCTTGATTTACAACCCTATCATAATTAAATATTATTGGTTCTCCATTTTTAGATTGTGTAAATGTTTTATTATCAATGCCTCTTGTTTTATAATTAACAAGTTCATTATGTTTTAAGTATGGAAATACAACACTTCTACCATCTTTTGTAGTGGTAATCTTATTGCTTTCTATTACTTCGTTTGTTATGCCCCTATCATTAAGAAACTTAATAGCTTTAGAATTTATCTTTTTTAAGTTATTTGTAGTTGGCAAAGTATATGTTTTTTCTTGCATAGTATTATTAGGGTTTACAGAACCGTTCCAACCACAGTGATGACAATGATATAAACCATCATCAACATTTATAGACAATGAGCAGTCGTCTTTTTTCTTGCGAGTATGACTACATTTTGGGCACTTTACTTTCTGTTGTGAGTATTTGCCTTTAGGTACGATTCCAATTTTTACAAAGTTTTCTTGCATAGTTCAATTTTAAATGTATATTGTTATAATACACTATGTATAATAATACACTATGTATTATTTATTTATATAATACACTATGTATTACATAGAACTGACACTCCTGACACTTGGATTAACGTAAATCTTACGTTCTTTGCCGTCATTTCCTAAGCTTTTTGTCTTCCTTGTTATGTATTCTTTGTTTTCTAAGTTCTTTAATATTCTGTATAAAGTTCTGTCATTTAAATTCAATGCCATGCAAATACTTTCATTTGAGGCAAAACAATAACCTTTTTTAATTGCTAATGAATCTATATAAGATAATACTGTAGCTTCCGATATTGTTAAGTTTGTATTCATAAATGCTAAATTAATGTTAACGTATTTTGTGTTTTTTCTTTGTATCATAATTTAAGATAATAATCCCCCTAAACGATTAAGCTTAAGGGGAATGTTAATAACTAAAATGGTAAATCTGGGGTAGGCAGTGGCTTAGCAGGTTCTTGCTTTGCACTATCTGGCACATACTCATCTATCCATACACTATGGCTTTTACCATATTGGTCAACTTCTTTTTTCTTGCCAATAGTTAGTTTTAAGTACCTTTTACCGTTGTACTCAATCCATGCATCTTTTGTTTTCTCTTCGGCAATAGTAAAGTTAACTAGGTCATAATTACCTTGCTGTTTACCACTTCCTACATACTTTTTTTCATTCATAATTTTAATTTAATTTAGGTTAATAATAATTTTTCTACTTTCTTACTTACTTTATATTTTTTTCTAATATCGGCTATAGTAAAACCTTTTTTTGTTATGGCATCTTTTGCCTTATCAAACTTGTCTCCTTTTTCGTCTAGCCAGTCCTTAGTAGGCTCTAATACGTCTGTAGAGGCGTTTTTAGCTACCTTAGAGTGATTATTAGTAGCATCTGCATCTTTGGTATCATCAATTAAAAATAAACCGTTTAAAGCGTACTTTCTAGCATAACTGCTTGATGCTCCATAGCATTGAGCTACATCCATTCCCTTTCTATTTAAGTTAATACCTGCTTGTGCTCTGACAGTAATCTTGTCTTTACCATCAGTAATTTCAGCAACTGCATTAACAAATAAAGGTTCTGGGGCAATAGAATCAGAGATAGTCAATAACAACCCTTCTTTTATAAGTAAAGGTTTAACTGCTTCTAAGATGTCTTCACAACTCCTGTAATTGTAATTACCGAAATTGTTCCTTTGATTTTTTGGTGCTTTCAAACTCCCTTGAACTTTCACCAACTTCTTTGTTAAGTTTTCCATGCAACAAACATATAGATAAAATATGTCATGTGCAAGACAAAAGACAAAAAAAAGAGGTAACATCTTGCTACCCCTTTTCATTGAAAACAAAGAAAATCAACAGAATATCGCACCCTATTGAATTCACAAATATATATAAAACCCTATTAAATTCATAGGGTATTGAATTTAGTTATTAACTATATTGTTCTATGCCGTCTTGTATTGTTCCAAGTGATACGTTTACCTTTACCAAGTATCATCTTCCTTTCAACTCTATTATTAAATTCAGTTCTCAGTGAATTAAGTTGTGGATTACCGTTATCTAGTTTGTTCATTTATTTTTAAATATGTCAATAACTTTTTCGCTAGACCTTCCGCCAAAGTATGCTAATACAACAGCCATCATTACTTTTTCAAATGTATCATTCCAAGTTGCACCAATATGAAAAGGTATGCTTTCTATACTGTCTAATATGCCTGCTAATGAAAACACAACTATACACCATACTAAAACCATAGGACGTACATTCTTAGCTAACCAAGAATCACTATTACTATCAGATTCCCATCTAGCAGTTATAGATTCCATTTCTTTGTTTTGCTGGTCATAAATCATTTGTTGTAATTTAATCTTGTCAGCACTAGGTATTTTAGATTTACCTATCTCTGCAATAGCTTCTTGTGGCGATGTCACACCACTTAATACTTTTCCAAGTGTAGGATTAATCATACTAGCAGCACCAAATAACAATTTACCTACTGTAGTTTCTTTAAATTTCTTTTTATCAGACATTACTTATATCTTTATATTTAGTTTTACCATCTTCTTTATATGCAAGTAAACATCTCTTTCTGTTAGAGTCACTATCTACATAACTAACGTGTACCCAATCAGGGTTAGCATCTGTACCAAACTCCCAAATAAGTTGGTCAAAATCGAGATTATCTTTAATATAGTAATACATATAAGAATTAGAAACATAACCATAAAAATCATCAATATCAATAGCTCTACCTTGACAATGTTGACTTCTACTGCTTCCACCAATTGATTTATTAAGTTCTTCACTTCTATAAAATGAGTTAATTTTTATTGGACCATTAACAGCTTCTCTAAGTGGTTCAAACACCTTCTCTGCTATTAATTCCATATTCTGAAGCTCATACTCACTAGGTTTATTTTCAATACCTAAGCGTAGAGCTGTGACACTTCTTGTAGCTTCTTTGTAGGTTATGTGTTTACTTATGCGATTCATTTATTAATTCTTTATTTTAACCTTTTCAGAATTTACATCTAACCTTGATATATCTTTAGATTCGTGTTTAGCTTTAAAACTATTATTAGAACTAGCATTAGAACTAGGTTCATAATTTCTATGATTTGAGTAAATATTAGTGTTATACTGCCATCCATTATAGTAATAAGAATCCCAATTTCTACCATAAATAGGGTATATAGATT